AAAGATGCCTTTGATTGATTTCAAAGCTTTTTGTGACGCCTCAATAAAGCCTCCAGACCTACGAGTTACGAGTTGTTTCTGGAACTCATTAACTTTTCGATACTTACTTTCTCTATTGATTTGTCTCTTATTCCTAATAAAGGGCACGGTATGGTGGTTTTGGTTGGAATTCAAACCACCTAATTGGTTGGGGTTTAGACTACCCCCTTCATCAACTTTTTGGAGTTGATGATGTTGGTTGGGGTTTAAACTATCACCAGAATAAACCCCAACCTTGCTCTTCTCAACAATAAGGAAGGAATTCCTCTCACCATAATCGTTAAAGAAGAGCGTGACATAACGCTTATCGTTCATTAGATCATAACGATTTTGTGCGTTCATTCGAACCGCAGAACGTTCTCGTAACAAAAGGTGATTCTTATATTGAAAACCTTTCGGCGTTGTATCAGGTCCCCAAGTAAGTAGTATTCTACCATCTCGGGGAATTTCAACATTACGAAGATACGCATTCCTTCGTGTCCATTGTCTGCCAAGAGACTTCAAGACAGTATGGTCACAAAAATCATCATGATCTATAAACATATCAGGATAAGATCTCGCAAGGGTTGTTTTACCCTCACCTGATGGAATTCCATAAGCTATCAGTGGTGCTCGGTTTGCCGACTTGAGCTGGTCTTTTTGCTCGGTTTTTTGACATGAGCTGGTCATGGGCTCATTTTGACGATTCGAGCTTATCGTCGGGACTAAATCCCGAACAAACTGGGGTACAGGCAAAGACTCAGGAGCTGGTACATGTTGTTTGAGCCATTGAAGGACATCATCAACTTTTCCCAACGTTATTCCCTTGCCTTTATCATAAAGCTCTCTGGCCATCGCTTCAGGTGCAAACCATTCACGATTGTATTTTTCAACCCAGAAAGCTTCATAATCATCTGCATAATCCGCCAGTTTGTGGAAAAACCGCAAATACGCTTTCGCAGTAATGCGCCAAAAACCCAGATATTGCGGGTAATTGACATCGACGGCTCCCATTCGATTACAAGTCTGAAGCAGCCAGCCGATGGTTTTCCAAGCCATATTTGAAGCATTACAAAAGTTTAATAGATATTTATCATTTCTGATACACTTTCGTATATCTTGTCGACAGGCCTTACCAGACAAATCACAAGCGTTTTTAACGTTTATGAAATGACTGCGCATACTTTTGGCTTCTTGCCATCTGTCGACCAGTGCAATATCATCCAAAGACTCTATTGAACTGCCATAAACTTTTTGAAATGCTCCAATCAATGTCGACGGTTTTCCTTTATGGATACGCCAAACGTCCTCTAGTTTGTCCGCAATATTCTTATACCAATAAGAATCCAGATGTTTCAATTCAGGAGCAAACCCGATGTTAGAGAGGACGGCCAGAGTAATACACCGGACTAAGCAAATATGAGGATACTGAAGAAGATAAGATATCATCTTGCTACTCTCGATTGAAATAGCATCATCTTCAGCTCTTGTCAGTTCAAAACCTTTAATAGATTTTTCTCTGACATTGATGGTAGACCTCATAGTTACTTGTTTCATGGTATAAACCAATTTTCCGAGAATCTCTTCAATTGGTCTCCAAGGCAGGTATTTGATCTTATGCCATTTAGAGAAAACTCCTATGGTTGCATTGCTTGTACCTATATTTGAATTTAGAGCACGAGCAGCACTTAACTCGATAGGAGGTCTCGCCTTGGGGTCTGATGCTTCACATGTTATATATGTTGGAACATAATAATGAGAAAGAAAATCCATGCAAGTGAAATCATTGGTAAGATTATAACCAGAAGAATCCTTACTTCGAATTTCAATATTCATTTTCGACATGTGCATGCAAACAGTATCCATGTTTTTCTTGTTAACAATGTACTGTGGTCCAATATGGATGTTGTCATCTCCTTTACCAATAAACGTAACAAACTGGTTAAGTTCGTCATACGTGGTTGAAACAGGTAGATTTAATGTCCGTTTCCAAGCCAACGTATGTAAATTGGCATTGGTAAATGAATTGAACCAAGTTAACAAATGTCCGGATGGTCGATGACCAACATTAGAAAATACAAATCCTAACCTCGTGAAGCAAACTGGCCAAATGATGTGTTCAGCCAAGTTTTTAATTAATTTCCAGTACTGCGGTTCATAGAAGCTACAAATGAATTCAATTTCATCCACCATCAATTCTTTGTATAATGAATGATCGAACTTAGATGCGTCTCCCATTGCAGCCCAGACCTCAAAACCTTCACCAGTTTCTTGTTGTTTAGTCACTGAAAGTTGTTCCCATCTATCCCAAAGGGATTTGAGATGGTCTCCCATGTCTTGCATGGCGATGTTAGGTGCCTCACCATAGAAAAGTTTTCCTTTTCTCATATGATGATCAACAAATGGTCCATAAACCATCCAATCGACTATACGTGAAATACAG